AGCACGCCGTCGATAGTCCATGATTGGCGATACGTTGCACCACCGTCATCCGAGAAGCCGATGCCGTTCTTATTGAAGCGCAAAATGTAGGTTGCCGTTGCCTCACTCGCAGTATCCATTATGAGCATCTCGGAGGGCGTTCCGTCCACGAGGTACTTGTACTTGATGTAACCTCCGAAGCCTCCGCTGATGAGCTCGGTGGCCTTGTCGATTGCCGACTGGATTGCTGGCCTGCTCGGTATCATCGGAGTGACGGTCTGGACGGTGTCCTGCTGGATTTGCTGATAGAGGGAAGTCCTCGGCTCGCCCAGCTCCATTTCGAGGTAGCGCTCGCGGAGTGCATCGTACACGACCTTGATGACCTTCGCGGTGGCGTTGATGCCTCGCTTGGTGTAGATGATGTGAACGGTGTCGCAGAGGTTTACTCGCTCAAGGTTCGCGATGTGCTTATATTCCTCGGTCTGCCACAGGAACACGAAATCGATTTTGAGGTTCTCTTTCAGCTCGTAGCTCTCGCTGGCGTCGATGATGCTCTGGGCCTTTGTTTCCAGCTCGGCTGTCGTCGGAGCCTCGTCCCAGCTATCCGATAGGTCCAGCGCCACGGCTCTGCCTGCGGTCTGTCCTGTCTTTACGACGAGATGGTCGAGGGTGACTGTGGTCTCGCCGTCAGTCCAGTACGGCACCACGGCGTTGTGGATGTTGCTGGCGTCAAGCTCTCGCTCAAGGCTGACGAGGTTCTTGCCGTAGCGTATCTGCACGCCCCTGTCCACGCCCCTGTTGAGGTGGAGCTTCACGGTGAACATATCGAACTCGTATTCGCCCTTGCCATAAACGTCCAGCAGGCTGCCTTCGGTTCCTCCGAGGACTGCCCTCACGGACTTCGGGACGGTGAGCGCGAACGCGGAGCTCACGCTCTTGTCCGTCCAGAAGCTGAAAGGATTAGCGTTTATGGACTTGCTTGCGAGTAGTGACATGGCCTCGGCGCAGCTTGTCGCTGTGAACGGCTTGAGGATGATGGCGTTCAGGGCATAGCTGATATGCCAAGCGCGGACCTCCACGAAGCCATTCAGCGGTTCGCTGACGTTGTAGATTTGGAACGGCTGCGGCTTGCCAGAGCTGTCGTGCGTGGCCATGATGTAGTTGCCTGCTACGAGGTACGACAGCAGAGCTCCGTTCGTGGGGTACTCCATAAGGAGCTCGTACTGGCCGTTGCGTTCCTCGGTGACTTCGCAGCGTCTTGCGTCTGCGAGGCGTCCGATGCCGTTGCTTGTGAAGTTTGTTTCGTTGCTTGCGAATAATATCGGCGTCATTTTAGAGCACCCACCATCTCGGAGTTACGATGAGCTTTGTTATGCCGCTTGCGAGGAGCATGTAGTTGTCGCCAGGCTGAAGCTCTGGGAAGTCGTTCCCGCTGAAGCTGACGTACTCGTTCATGTTCTCGCTGCCGTAGTAGCACTCCTGAAGCTCGCAGTCGATGTCGATGTACGGCTTATCGTGGCTTGCGATGGTCACGGTGATGTCGTTCACTCGGAAGGTCCCGACGCCGTAAACGCGGATGAGCGGCTTGCTGTTGAACAGGCTCGGATTGTTGAAGACCGTCGGGGTTGTGACCTTGACCTCAACGTCGCCCGTATCGGCCCAGATGTTGTTCTGGCCCAGCAGGAGCTCCACCTCTTCTACCGTAAGCTGAACAGTTGTGGGGGTGGCGAGGGTATAAACTATTTTTTTCCCTGCAACGGCTAAAGCAAATGCCGCCGCATCAAAGTTTTGATAATAGCTTGCCAAACTTGCATCGCAAATAGCGAGCCCCTTTCCCGACAACGCTTCACGATATGACATTTTGCCGCTCACGCCATATAGCCAATTATTATATGATGTTGCAGTATATGTGTCTGATATAGCAGGAATAGCCGTCGTATTATTTGGTGCCTGTTCGTACCAATCGGGAAGACCGCTCGTTGCGACAAATCCGTTGGTAACAGTAGACGATTTCACCCATCCGAGAGAGCCGAGGTCGAGTTCTTTTCTGTCAATCGTCAGCACCCCTGTTGTCACGTTCAGCGTGCCGCCGTAGACTGTCTGTCCGAGGGAGATGGGGTAGGTCTGACCTGCGTAGGCGTGGTAGTCGTTGTCTGTCGAGGGATAGTTAATGCTGATGTCGTTGTTGTAGGTATTGCCATAGTTGCTTGAGCCTCCTATGCGGAAATAACAAGCATTGCTTGGCGAGGTAATTGTGGCGTTGCCTATACCGCTACTGCGCTCTATAAATGCCTTGTTTGCATCGTACCAATTAAGGAATATTGAGGACGGACTTTTGATATAATAAGTGGTGCTTGGCTTGCAACCGCAGTAATTCTTGCTACGAATAGTTGCCGTTGAAGCCTCATCTGCTCCGTTGACAATTGCGCCATTTTCCCATTCCTCGTCCCAAACATTCACGCCTGTCCTGTACACGTTCACCTCTGTGTGTCCGCTGATGGGGCAGATGTTGGAGTAGGGAGTCCACGCCGTGGCTGAACTGCCGCTCTCGATTTGGAACTTTAATACCGCATCATATATTTTTGTGATAATGCCGATGTTCGTGGACGCATTTAAGGTGAGTGTTTTGGAATGACTCCCTGCTGAACGGTATAACCGCCCAATAAAGAGGATATTGCCGTCTGAATCGTATATCCGCACGGTGCCGTTTGTGTTGGTGCAAGCGTTTGAAACAATCCACGAAAAAGTATATGTTCCTGCCTCTAATGTGATTTTCCAATTTGATGCGGCATAGTTGTATGCTCTGCTATCGCCTGTCGGTGAACTATCCGAGATGTTTCCGTTTGAATCGCATTGAATACCAACGCTTGTCCCTGCGGTTTCTATGTTCGCATAGTCAAGCAAGTTTTTCCCACCCCCCGCAGGGTACGGAGATGCCTGTCCGTTGAGATTCTGCACAGGCTCTATGGCCGCCTTGAGCTCTGTTATCTCGTCCAGCGCTACGGCGTCTATGCTGACGATGTCTCCGCTGTATTCGTCTATCGGGTTGGCGTCGATTTCCGTGTCCTCCTCGCCTGAAAGGAGCCACCTCTGCGGTTTGCAGTCGAAGGAGAGCTGCCAGTAACCGTCTCTGTTCAGCCTCTTGGCTGTCGGGTTCTGAGGAACGACAAAACGCCCCAGCCGATAATGCTGGGGGTCGTTGCTGCACTCTATTTTCTGATATCCTTCGAGGCTTGCGAGGTAGTTTACTATCTCGTCAAACTCCGTCGGGAAGGTGCTCTTTTCAAATACGGGGTAAGTTATCAGGACATTATCGAAGGTTCCCTCGTCTATCACGAGGTCGCCGTTCCTGCCTGGAACGCTGTATGTGCTCACGCGCTTCGCAGGCTTGTTGAAGCTGATAGCCGCGTCAACGTATATGCCCTCGAGCGCTTGTCCGTTTATCTTCAGAATGTTCATGCAAAGGCCCTCCCCTGTCTTGCCATCTGCTGCTGTAGTTTCTGTCCTATCGTTTCAGCGAGCGCGTCGTAATTCTCCACGTTGCCGTTGACGGTTACGCTCACGTTGACCGCTCCTGTTCCTGCTCCTGCATTTCGGAGCATGGCCTTGAGGGAACTCTCGCCGATCACGACCTCGCGGCCCGCTTCGCCTCCTCCGAGGAACTTGCCGTCCTGCATTCCGAAGATCGTCGGGTGATCTAAAACGACACCGTTCTGCATGGCCTTCGCATACCACTCGATGCCGAGTTTCGGTATGCTGCCTTTGAGAAGATCTCCAATTTTCCAGCCTTTCGGTGTGATCCCGAAGTGTGGGAGCTTTATGTGCGGCAGCTCCACTTTGAAGTTGAAAAAGTCTTTGATCTTCTGGACTATTCCGGCGACGATCTCTTTCGCCTTTTCGATTGGCCGCGTGATGGCCTCTTTTACCTTCTCGAAAGCGTTCGTGACGCTGGTCTTTATTGCCTCGACGCGTTCCTTGATGCCGTTCTTTATGTTATCGAAAACGGTCTTGACTTTGTCCCACAGCTCGGTGGCTTTTGCCTTGATGGTGTCCCAGTTTTTATACAGCGCCACGCCTATTGCTACGAGGGCCGTAACCGCTGCGATCACAAGACCGACGG